CCAATAAATCTATTTTTTAAAAATCCTCCAGCAGTAGACATTCCACTTCCGACTTTGCCAACACCTGACATTGCCCCCATAGCCATTGATGCTGCTGCTTTTTTCCCACCCTCTACAAGGGACATTGCAGCAGATTTAGTTGTTTGTGCTGCAGCAAGCGCAGCTTCTTTGCTAAGTGTTGCATATATTCTAGCAGAGTTGTCAATGCTTTGTGCTACAAGAGTACCTCCAGATTTTACCTGTGTGGCAAATAATCCAGCAGATTCTCTGACTGTCATGCCAAATTTAGCCATTGCTTGTTCTTGTGCAGCTAACGCTCTTTGCATACGAGCTTCATTTACTGCTGCTGCATTTGACCCCATACCTTGCGCTGCACGAATTTCCATTCTATTTGCTGGTTGCACTGCTTGATTGTATGCCATCATTCCTGCTTGTGCTCTACCACCAAAAGCAAGATTCATTGGGGAGTTAGCAAAACGATTTCCAATTCTTCCACCTCTTGCAAGCTTTGCGGTACCAGCATTAACACCATCAATAAATCCTGAACCATGCTTATCAACCGCTTCTTTAGACATAACATACTCACCATTTGAAAGCATGGCTGGAACCTGTCCACCTTCAGCTAGGTGTGCAGAAACATGTGTGGCTTGGGCACCCCTTAATGCCATGCCAAGCCCTCTTCTCTTTCTTAACAATTCAAACGGCTCTAGCATACTTCTAATTCCTACTGGAAGAGTTCTCGTTCCACGCAAAGGAACTTTAGTTCCATCTGGTAAAATAGCATTTCTTCCAACAAATCTAACTCCATCTATTTTACTTAATGCTGCACGACTTACCCTCCAAGATCCTGGTTTGTAAATTTCGTCTACAACAGACAACATTTTTGGATTTGTATTTGCCCTTACGGATTCTTCAAATATTTTTGAAAACTCTGCTTCGCTCATAGCACCCTTTGATGGAATCCTAGAAGTTATATGACTTAATGCTCCAGCTTCGTTAAAACCTTCTCCTAAATAATACTTAAAGTATTTGTAAGGCTCCATCGAAGGATTTCTTAGGTCAGCAAGTAGTTTTTCATTATGAACATAGCCTTGAGTTGGACCAAATTCTGGATTAGAGTATGAGGCACCCATTCTAAATTGTTGATTTAATGGACCAGACATTCTTGCAACTGCATTAGATAGGTGCTCTACTTCAACGCCATGCTTCTTTAATGCATTGTAAGCAACGTCCTTTTCTGCCATACCACCATCATTAAATCCGCCAACAGAATAACCATTGTTTAATGCATCAAGGGTTCCTCTTCCATACTTGTTTACGGAAGATGCTTTAATTACATATTCCCCCTCAGAAAGCATTGCAGGAATTTTATCATCTTTTGGACCACCAGGTCCACTTACATAACCACCAGCAGCAAATCTTGGCATCTTTCCAGTATTCATTGCAATTGTTTGTCTTAGCATTGAAGAATCTTGAGCGGTAGCAAGACCCATTTGCTGCATACCCATTCTTTCTGCCGTCATAGATATAGCAGTTTGTTTTTCTGCAGCCAGCATTGCAGCGGGACCAGGTTTCATTCCAGCCATTAGTGCCATCATCTGCTCACGCATTTGAGTTATTTCAGCCATGGCTGCCTGTGTCAATGTGGCATTAAATTGTTCCCAAGCCATAGTAATTGCTGGAACTCTTTTAGCTTCTTCCATTTGAGTTGCAGAATTTAGTTTACCAATTAATATGTCAACATTTGTTGTTGTTCCAGTTTCTTGAGCAGATAAAATAAGAGCTTGTTCTTGGATAAGATGATCAACCATATTTTGTTTAAATACATTATCCTCAAAAATTACTGTACTCAAAGCTTTTTCTAGTTTAACTATTTGTTCAGCACTGAGTTCTGACTGTTTTATTACAGATGATCCAAATAAATCTTGTAATTGAGCTGTTGTTAAAGCATCTGATTTTTCAAGACCAAGAATAATTGCATTGTGCTTTTGAATAAGACCTTGAGTTCCCTTAGTAAGCATTTCTTCTTTGGTAACTCCAGTAGCCCCGCCATAAATTGGAACATCGTTTCCATAAATACTATTTGCAAGAGCTGGAACACCCTTTGGAGCAACCTTCCATTGTGCTGGTAGCCCTCTTTCTAGATATCCTCCTGGTCCAGAAAATTGTCCTGGTTTCATAGCTGCTTGAGCCATTGTCAAACTTGGATACTTTCCCTGCTCTTCTGGAGACATATTATCCCAGTCTTGCCTTAAAGCAGAACCTGGATACATATGTGGTCTTACAAATCCACCCATCTTTCCTTTTGCACTAGGTGGCATAGATGGATTTAATGACCAAAGATTTTGTGGAACAGACTCAAGGGGTGCTTTAAGACCCGTAAGAGAAGTACCTGCAATATATGACAACTGTATTTTAAGTTTTTCTACGTTCGCTGTAAGGGCTGCAAATGCATCTGCAGTTGATACAACTGAGCTTTTGAATAAATCTGTATTTTCTTTTGCAGCAAGAACACTTAAGTCTACTTTATTAAAATAATTACTAATTCCAGCAATGGCTCCCTTGAGACCACCATCCATCATTCCTTGCTTAAACATTTTTGAAAAATTTACAATTTTAAATATTTGTCCAGCGAGGTTGACAAAAAGACCAACAAGCATAGTTACAGGACCAACAATCATTAGTCCAACCAAACCTTTTGTAGCTAAACCTCCAAAAAATTTAGAAATTGGTCCAAGAAAGTCGGAGATTTTTTTAAATCCTCTTACAACCGTGTCTACTACATGAGCTAAAGAAATAAAGCCTTCGGCAAATTTCTTTCCAATTGGAACAAGATTTGCTTTAAGTCCAGCAATTGCTCTGTCATATCTTGCAGATACAGATTCTGTAGCTACCTTCATTTCTTGATCTGCAAGACTTGCTAATTCGGATGCACTAGCACGAGCAACAATAAAAGCATTTTGTGTCTGGCTTCCTACTCTTCCAAGGTTGTCAAGAAGTGCTGTTATTCTAGCAAACTGAAACTTTCCAAAAAGCTTTTCAATTAATTGTGCTTGTACAAGTGGAGATAAATTCTTCAAGGATGTTTGCAATTCTTCAAACATTTTAATTGGATTACCCTGAGTACTATCCTTAATCTTTGTCAAGCTGATTCCGTATTGTTCAAATTCGTCTTTGGCTTGTTTTGTTGGACCAATCATGGACGCAACTGCAGATTTAATTGCGTTTGCAGATTGGGCTGCAGGAATTCCTGCCTCTTTCATTGCAACCATCATAACAGCAGCGTCTTTATATGAACCACCAAGTTGGTCAATAATTGGACCAACTCTTGGAATAGCGTCTGTTAAGTCTTGAATGTCTGTAGATGTTTGTTTCTGAATATCGTTGAAGAAATCTACTGCTTGCTTTAAGTCTTGATTTCCAACCTTGAAAACTGTTTGAAGAGATACAATGGTTCTCTGTGATGTTTCTGCATTTACCGCACCAAGTTTAGAAAGACGCATAGCTTGCTCTGTTGCATTAATAAGTTTGTCTCCCATAAGACCAACAGCAGAAAACTCTGCTGCTGCTTTAACGGTTTCAGTTTGGGCAATACCCATATTTCTGGCAACAGTTTCACTAAGTTCCATAACCTTTTTAGACACATTGTCAATTTCCTGATGGCTTGGAGGAGTAATTCCAGTACCATACATTCTTTGCATTCTTGTAAGCTCTGTGTCTACTTCTCTAAAGATTTTTGCAGCAGATTGTGCAAATACTGCAAGTGGAACTGTAAGACCTACCGTAAGCTGACGACCTGCCCACTGAGTATTCTTACCAAAGTTAACCATTCCTGTGCCAACTTCACGCATAACAGAGTTAAGTGCAGATGCTCTAATTTTTGCAAAATCTGATTGTGCACCCAACTCTGCCATACTAGCGTGTGTAGCAGTGATTGCTTTTGAATACCCCGTCATATTGGAGTCTGGGATGAATGTTGATTTTAATAACCTTGTCTGTCTAGCAGCAAGGTCATCAAGCATTTTGGCTCCGCCTTTAGCCTCTTGTCTCCAGATTTTCCAAGAACCCTGGAGACCTACTTGACCTCTTTCCAACTTTGTTGCAAATTGATCAACGGCGTTATTCATCTTTACAGATTGAATATTAAATGCACGAGTGGCAGAAACCATCCTGTCGAAGTTTGCCATAGCAGCAGCGGAATTCTTTGTAAATTCCTTTGAACCCATTGTTCCAGAAGTTAAAGCTGTTTTCTGGAGACGTTCCATCTCCACTCTAAGTTCTTTAACTTGTGATTTGAGTTGAGTAAAGTTTGCAATTGCATTAATTTGCAAATTTACATTATTAACCACTAACTATTCCTCCACATGATGCCCAAGACCCATATTGATTCCAAAGCCCGCTTCACGAGCATTGTAACCCTTAAGTTTTGTAACATCCTCATTTATTGTTTTACCCTTTTCTTCCTTTGGTTTAATGTCGATACCTTGAATTGCAGCACTAAATTCATAGAGCCTATTTTCTTTGTCATAAACTGCTTTAACGGTTGCAAGCAACTCATCAAGCGATAGACTAGATTCAAGTTCATCATAATTTTTCCAACGCCCAAGAAGAAAAACTTCTGCCTCTAAAGTGGCTAAGTCTAGATCATCCCATCCAGACCCGCCACTCCCAGGTTTGGGTCGTTAAGTTTTAAACCTCCAGCCAATTCAAGAATTTTCATCATTGTTGGTACTTCGATAATCTCTTCAAATTTGTCTAGGTCTTCTGCTAATTCTGGCTTTAATTGTTGTAAGCAGACCATTGCTGCTTCCGAAAAAATTTCCATAATTTCTTCTTCACTTTGAATTTCTGGGCTATCAGCTTTCTTGATAACTGCCAAGAACTTCTTTAAGTACTTAATTGTCAGGGGTCTAATAATCAAAGACGATCCATCTGACAATTCTATTTCTTCAATATTGTAAACTGTTGTAGGCACAGTACCTCCTAAATATCTATTCAAATTATACCAAATAAATATACAAAAACATAAATACCCCCGAAAAATCGAGGGTATTTACGTTAAGATATTTAGTTATTAGCCGTATACACGGTCAATAATAACGCCGTATTCTGCACCATCGTACAAATCACTGTCATCTGGTAAGCAACGGAACTGAACTGGGAATACAGTTGCAGCATCACGCTTCAAACCATGAGAAACTGACTGAACCTGAACAACTCTGCGAGCAACGTATACACGTTCCTTGTTTGTAGAAGTTGTTGCAGCACCTGTTGCGATTTCATTGTTTGGATTTACTGGTGGGACACCAGTTGCACCAATGAAACTTGGAGCATTACCAATAGCAACGATTGAACGCTCTACTGGAGCATCACCAAGAGCACCAGCTTCCATTGCAAGAGTTGCCTGTTGCGCTGCCGAAGCACCTGCACCAAAGGAAACAACAATGTTGAATGCTGGAGATGTGGCTGTTCCACCAGTTGGGTATGTCTGAGCGGATCCAGCTAGAGTTGCTGAACCAGCAAGACCGTTGTAACCCGTACCTGGGTATACCATTGTAATACCAACTACAGAACCAGAAGTGTTTCTAGTAATGTTGAATGTTGGGAACGTGGTAAACTGAGCTGTACCAGATGCAGTTCCCTGCACTGGAGTAACTGTTGTACCCTGGAATACAGAACTTGTTGAACCTGTTGATGCAATTACAAATGAGTTTGCATCTACAGAATCTGCACCAGTGTAGTTAAGTACTGATGGATATCCTGCTGAAGCATTTGTCTGATCCCAAACAACTTGGTTTTCATTCTGACCAAATGCTAATTGAATGTTTTCAAGTGTTCCTTCTGTAAGTTCTGTAGTTAACATAACCTTTAGGGTTGACTTGAATAGACGAGCTGCGTCAAGCAACTGGTCTACCATAACATCATTGTAACCTGGTTCGTATGAAACCTCAAGACCGTTATTGGTGTAACCAACGTCTCTCCAGCTTGAATTCTGACCTAACAAGTATGTCTTAGCACTCTGGGTCTTTGACCAGTTGATATCACCCCTAGACGAGGCTAAAGCTGCATACTGACCAGAAGCTGAGGCTACTGTTGTTGCTGGCTTTGTTACTGGACGGTTAATTCCAGTTCCACGAGATACGAAAATCTGAGCGGCACCGACTAAAATATTTTTTACGTCTGCCATAATTTATTTTTCACCTACTTTCTTTTTTAAAGTATTTGGCGAACTTGCTTCCTCATTTAAATAATACCACATCTAGTTTATAAGACAAATTTGTTAAAATCTGCCATCTGTGTCTGTTTTTCTTGCGTAAGATACACCAATGTCTGCCTCGGCTATCATAAACCCACCTTCATTTTGAAAATGTTGTGGAGACACCATTCCATCTACATAAATGTAGTGAAAGTCAAACACACTGCTTTCTCCATAATAGGCATCTATTTCTTTTGCTACCGTGTCAAAACGGCGGAATGTGTCATTTATAAAATTTAATATTTTGTTAAGTTGGTCATAGTTTTGAGAAAGAATTGTGTATGTTACATTTTCTTCGGTTACATACCAATATTGACCACTTGGCTTTACCACATAATCATATACAATATAAGGCTTTCCTGGAATAAGATTGTTAAACTCAGGTATCTGTTGAGCAGGTATAATTGGTACTACATAGGATGATAAGTTATCAACATAGTAATCGCTTTTATTAAAAAGCCCCGCATCTTGTAATTTTTGCCATAAATAGGCGTTTAAATCGTATACCGCAAGCTTGCTGTAATCTGCTGTCATAATTCAATAACTCCTTGTGCGTATTTTTCTGTTACTACTCTAATAGCTTCTCTGACGGCTGGAGCACTTACTTTAGCATTGTTCATTGTTCTTGCTATTTCTTTGCCCATATTTTGAAAAAGATTAGATTGCGTAACTACTGTGTCTACCTTAGTAGCATACCACGTTTCAACAAATCTATCAAAAGATCCTGTTGCTGCCTTACCGCCTGGATTTCTAATAACTACATTAGTTCTTGGTGGAAGAAATGTAATATTAGAATCTTTTGATAAAAATGCAATATACCCCTTAGTACTAAAAGAAACGGGCTTTCCAGACTCCATAACTTCTGCTTTATTTGCAAATACATTTCTAGTTTTTACAGATTTTCCTTTTGCTCCAGGCTGTAATAACTGAGGGGGAATTGGAACAAATTTAGAAGACTTTTTATATTTAATGTTAACAATCATTATTCCGTTTAAGACTCTTTCCCTTCTTATGATAAACAACTTTTTTTCTGGCTTTCCATTGCCCTCCCATTCAAACATATGAGAATATTTTTGTGGGGAAATGTTTGCTCTTTTGCTAAAATCAACTATCATTCTTTTTGAAGTTATTGTAAATACAGCTTTAGCAACTTGAGTTTTTGTTCTTGGGGAAGAAACTTCTTCTACGGCAAGAACTTTATCATTTAGTGTTTCCCACAGGGAATCTAGGTTTTCAAACTGCAGTTGAATCATTTTGAATTGGAACCCTTCTGATATTTACAGAATAATGACTTACTCTTCCAAAAGGATCTAATACTGGATGGGAAGAAACAACATCAAAAATCATGTCGTCTTGAGAAATCTTTTGCACCTCAACAAAAACTGGAACATTGTCACTTGACCTAACAGCTGTAATTCTTTGACGTTTTGACAAATACTCAAATGTTTTCATTTTTAATTGTAAGGTTTCAACAAAACCATCAGAGCCTAGACCAAACTGCTCTCCGTCACCCTTTACAGATGCCCCTCTTTGTGATATAGGTTCAATTTTACATCTAATAGTTTTGGCGTATTTCCAGTCTCTTTGCATTGCTCCACTTGGTAATTGCATGTTAGACTGATCATATACTTGAGCGGTCATATTGAAAAGACTTCCAATAAAAGAATTGTCAATCATTTTATATCACTATAATTCCGAGATTTCTATAGTTATCTAAAACTTGATCTACGGTAACATTTCCAGTCCCAGTAAATGCAGCATTGCTTAAGCCAAAAGTAATTTCAGCTAGGTCAACACGGTTTAAGTATTTGTTTCTCCATTCGGAGTCACGGGATAAATAATCTCCTGCCAATAAAATTGCACAAGTTTTAATATCTTGTGGAACATAGTTGTACCCTATATTTCCAGTAAATACATATCTAGCATTTTGTCTGAATCTTCCGTAATATAAAATAGTAGGGTCAACTTGATTGTCGTACCTTACATCTCCAAAACCCGTAATGATTCTTACTGCTTTTCCAGTTGGACTTAATTCTACATCAAAACCAAAATTATTAAATGTTGGACTTGCAGTGTAATCAATTAGTAATTGACCATTTTCGTAAACCTTATCCACATTTAGCATTTTTTCTGTTAATTCAATTGCATCGCTACCAGAACCAAATTGTTCTTGCGAGTCATACCTTCTTCCAAAATTTTGATTGGTGTAACTATTAATTTGCATTCTTGCAATTTTTTCAGCATTAGCAATTTGTGAGGCGGGAGTGTAGTTAATTTCAGAAGGCTTTTGACCAATATTGTAATACTGAACAATATCACTTACAAGTGCATAGGGTGTTACAATTTCCACAAACATAGATTGTGATGTGCTTCCTCCCCCAATAGAGTATGCCCATACCATTTTAATTACCCGATTTGTGGATGTAATTGTTGGTGTAAGGGTATAAGAATATACCCCTAGTGGCTGTAGGCTAACGGCAGAAGAACTAGTTACTAAAACTGTGCCTGTATCGGCATCCGTAATTGTAACTAGAACTGCGCCATCTGCATTGGTTAGTTCTCCGTCACTGTATATAGAAAGCTCTATATCTTCTTGCACTCCGTTATGAACTTGTTGCAATTAAATTTCCTCCAATTATATTAGCGGTAGAATTCCTGGACTTCTCTAGGTGTCGCTAATACAAATCCTTGAACTCCGTCAAAGATTCTTTGTGCGTGATCCTCTGGCATTGGTACAAAAGGATGCTCTTTACTAAATACATAGTTTCCAACTTGGTAAGACATATTTGCCCTTACCATCTTGACTAGAGCGATTCCTGGAGCACTTGGGTCAATTGCCTGTGGTCTTGGATCTGGACCTGGTTCTACCTCTACTTTTTCCGTTTCTGAAAATTGTCGGTAAGTGTCGAAGTTAACCCCTTCTTCTTCAAGAAGCATGATTAGTTCTTGCTTTGTAATTTTTACTGGTACTTCAACAGCAAAAGCATCTGCAATATCTCGCAACTCTTTTACTTTTAGTGTATCGAATGACATGTCTGTCCTTTCTGTATAAATATATTATACCAAATAGTATGCAAAAAGAATAAAGGGAGCCAATATATGCTCCCTTTACCCAATTTGTAGCTTGGATTAGAATGTACCCAAACCGTTTGTTCCTGGTTGAATGTTTGTCTGTGTGCCACGGACGTAGAATGGATCTGACGTTTGTGCACCATTAGCAGTTGAACCAAATGAACCAGATGGTGTAGCAGTACCTGAAACACGGATGTTCTTCACGATAACGTGGGCATCGTAGTTTTCGATAGCAGTACCAACACGAATGAATAGTGTGTATTCAATTGTGTCTTTCTTTGGCTGGAATAGTCGGTATACAACAACATCACGCTTAATACCTACAATGAAGTTCTGTGGGAACGTCAAGTGTAGTTCACCATGGAGACCAGATGTTCCGTTAGGACCAGTTCCAAGTGAAGTATCGTATGCACGAGTCTCATCCATCAACGGTACGTTGATGACTGGGATTCCGAAAGCAAATGGCGTTGTAGTGCCTGGACCACCATCATTAGCAGCAACATCCCCACGAAGAATTCCCGAAGAAATATCGAATGGAAGGAAGTTGTTGGTTGTGTTAGTCAAGTTGTACAGGTAATCCTGAACCAAGTTAGATCCTGCAAAGAATCTAAGCTGATTACGGCGTTGCTTGTACTTACGAGGCAACTGCTTAATAGCAGCGTTGAATACACCCTTATCAAGACCGTAACCCTGTGCATCAACAACGTGTGCGTTGTCAAGTGCGAGAGTACGGAAGCCCTTGAATGCTGACAGTAGACCTGAACCTGAGCCAGTACCGTTGATTAATACATCTTCAACGTCATTACCAGCCTGTGTAGCCATAAGACGAGCGATGTGATCTTCAAGGTCTGGACCTTCAATGTTGTCCTCAAGTGCTTCTGCTGAAAGCTCCCAATCAAGACGCAACTTGCGTGTTGTTAGAGATACCTTAGAGAATACTGCGTTCTGAGATGTAATCTGACCAGTCTGACCAGTGTTGTAACCAGTGTAATCTGTTGGAAGATCTTCTTGTGCAACGGTCATAATTCTCTGACCAACTGCAACACGATCAATTTCAGTTGTGTTTGAGCGCATACGGATTGTACGAGCTGACTTAGCTAAAATGGTAGCATCCCACATGTAGTCTAGGAAACGATTTGCCTGATCTGGGTAAAGTAGACCTGCACCACCCTTAGCTGTAGGACCGTCATCACCTGTTGAGGTTAATGGGGCGTTTGTTCCAAGGTTGGAAGTATCAATTACCTTTTGTAAAAGTTCGTTACTCATATTTTTTTTCACCTACCTTTCAAGTAGTGGATTTTGTTTTTTGTCTTGCGTTTTGGGAGACCCTTACAGAGTCTCGGAAGCGAGGAAGCTACCTTGCCAAAAATCATTGTTATTCTTTGTTGTTGGCTCTCCTGCGAACACATCTCCAGACTTCTTAATAGCGGTGTCTGATTCAACACGCTCTACGATGCTATTTGTTTCTGTGAGTGATTTCTTTAGAGTTTCAACAACCTCCTTAAGTTCATCAACTGATTTCTTAAGTTCATCATTTTCTGCCTTGACTGCATCAAAATTCTTTAATAGATCTGATTCTTTTGCGTCTAAGGATTTGCGAATTTCTTTAGCCTCTTTTGAGGTTTCAGATAAGTTCTTTTCAAGCTTTGTTCCAACAAAGTCTTTAAGGTCAGTAACCATTTTAGTGAAGTCTAAATCATCGATTTCTACCTCAGAAATTTCAGCAGCCTTTTCAACTACTGTATCGTCACTATCTTCTTCAACTTCATTGATTTCTTCAGCTTCGCTTACTAGTTCTTCTAGGTTTTCGTTTTCCACGATATTACCTCCTTTGCTGATTTTATCTTTTTTCTTTTTTTTCTTTCCCTTTGTTGTGCCAATATTGTTACCAGCCTGATCGGGAAAAAGATTAACGGTTTTTGTTGAGTCAACAACACTTAATGGGGCAGATGGTGAATCGGTAGAATTATTTGGACCATGTGCTGGACCTGGGGAATCATCTTTTTGGAAATATGAATCTACTACCTTTTTGATTGAAATATTCTTTTCAATATCAGTTTTTTCAACCCATCCAATATTTTCCATCGATTCCCCGCAAATGCTGCATCCTTTTGAATTGCCCGAATG